NTCATAAGCTTCATATAATTTCAAAATAGCTTTTACACTTTGTTCTAAAGAAGGTAACGGTCTGATAATTCCATGATCTTGTGATAAAGTAACTAAATCTATTGGATTTATTAATTCACCACAACCTTCAACTAATTCTGTAACAGCACTAGTTCGAGTAACTATATTTGGAATTCCACATGACATTGATTCTATAATTGGTAATCCAAAACCTTCTCCTAATGTCGGAAGAAAATGCACATCAAAACAATTATAAAGCCTATTTAAATTTTCTTCTCCAACTCCATGTGCAGTAGAATAACTATCTTTACTAGGAAAAGCTGTACATTCATGTAAATCATAAAAATCTATTAAATTGATGAGCGGTACTCCATAATTATCATTAGGATCACAATGTAAGTATAATATAGAATCTTCAATTCCATTAGAATTTATAGTATCTATATTACCACTTCCACATAAAGGACAATTCGTATATTTTAATGAATAATATCTAAAACAATTACCACATACTTTATATCCATGATAAATCATATCAAAAACTCTAATAGCAAATCCTAAATTTTTTCGTGGCTGATTACGTCCCACTATACCTATTACAAAATTATTTCCTAATCCAAAACTTTTTTTCCATTTTCTACGCTCTGTCATTGATAAAGGTGCAAAAGTTTTACTATCTACTCCATGTGGAATATATTGAACATTAAGAAATGGATCTAATTTATTTAGTAAATTAAAAGCATATTTAGAATAACAAACAGGCACAGTAGTTTTTCTTAATGTTTTCAACCATTGTTTATATATTGGTTCACCGTCTATTGGGAAATAAGATACCCAAGGAATATCATAATTTAATTTTTTTATTATACCATCAAGTAGTTCTAAAGTCCATATATCTGATAAACTAAAGAATACATCAAAATCGCTTGAATATCCTAATAATCTTGTAACAAGTCCACGCAATACATCTTCTAACATATCTAAACCAAATATATCTCTTGATGTATTAGCAGTACTAGCTGGCCAAATTTGGAATGGTAAATTATGTGGTTGACCAAAATGATTTACTCCAATGCAAGTAATATCATATCTTTCTGTTGAATATAAACGTAGTAATATCTGTTTAGCGACAATCCCAAATCCAGTTGTTACATTAGGACTATCACCATGATATAATAATCTTATTTTCCTTTCCATATAAACTCCTTTCCAATATTTTAAATTTATTCTATAGGAGTAGCCTCAGTTTCCCTAATATAAACATCATCCATATGAGTAGGTCTTTTTTCATATTCAGGAGGAATATTAGCTTTTCCTTCTTGTTCTACATCAATTCTTCGTTTTTCAGTAGATGGAATAATTCTGTCAAAAGGTTCCCTCATTTCACAGACTTCTTCAAATCTACTGTTTATTGCTCCAAGAACATTAACAGTAACATCCTGTGTTTCAGCAATACGAACCAAACGATTTAATGTAGTTGGAGAATTCATTATTTCAAGAATTGATTGTAATTTCTTGAAATTATATTTAACTATTTCCTCCAATTCTTCATCAGTTCTAATATCAAAATTATCATCTGAAGAACTTACTCTTGTTCCATCCTCATTAACTTCCACAAGCCTTCCTTCTGTAATAAGTTTATTATGCTTTAAACGCTGGAATTCATTCTCATTAATCATTACAATATCACCATAATGTAATTGAGTATCACGTTCATCAGCATCAATAGTTACAGTACCGCCCATAAAACTTTTTAGCCAACGTACAGGCTTTTTTTCTTGAGCGACAAGGATAGCTTCTCCTATAATAGTTCTTTCTTTTTTCTCTCCTTCAACCTTTTCATTCTTATCCATTATAAATCTCCTTCCTTTAGTGAAAATTCTGTATATGTTCTTGTTGAGAAGAACATAATTCTAAGTTTTCTAAACGATTATCATCACGAATCCTATTAAGATATTGAGTTAATCCAGATAGATATAGAGATTTGATTTTTTATCTGGTATTCTATCTTTTTGTCTAACTTTATTACCTGATACAAATTTACCTTTTTTATCCCTATTCATATATTTTTCCTTTCCTTTTCATCCGTGAGGGGAATCCACCTCCTGATTCCCCTCACGACTATTTAAATTTACGTGATTTCAATTCGATAATTACGCAAAGGCCAAATTACTGCGAATCCGTACTTCTCCCACAAATGTAAATGCCACATCAATGTATTAATATCAATAGCATCCATTGATCTCAATGATTCAGTAACACCCATCTTACAAGTCCCTTCACCAAGTACCATGATATTAGAAGCATTAATACGATTAATACCATAAGCATCCTGGTACTGTCTCAGCATAAACACATTAGCATCACGATAATCTCCAAGATATCCTTCTCTTAAAACTTGTTCCACTTGACTATCAGGAATACGCATATAATTTGCAGCAGTTAAAGTACCAGTTGTACACTGATCACTTAACCATGTAATAGCTGCTCTCTGAGCTACAATAGCTGTCACATTACTAATATTATTCACATAATTGATAGCTGTATTTAACGCGGCTGTCATAGTATTAGCAGTTGCACCTGAAGCAAAACTACCATAATTAGCAGCACCGGAAGCAATAGAATTAATCAAAGTAGTCCAGAAAATAGCATTTTTAGTACCTAAAAGCTCATCTCTAGCCATCTCTGTGATCTCAGCAACAGTTCCATAATGACCTGCCTCTAATTGCTGGAGTTCTACTTCTGGATGACAACTAACCATCTCAGTACTTAATGGAAAAGTTCTTTGCGTGATCTTGGATCTCGGAGCATAAGTACCCCTTGTGTGAACATATGCTCTTAGACCTGCGCGTGTTTTAAACCTTGGCGTATCACCTTCATTAAAATTAACAACATCACAAATTGCACCCGCGACATCATCCATTATAACAGTCTCTTCAATTAATTGAGTAATCTCAGCAGCAACAGCTTTTCGTTCCTGCGCATTTTCCCAATCAACCTTCTGCATTTTAGTAGCCATAGCGGTGATGCCCTCTTGGGTGATGTTATAATTAGAACGCATTGTCTATTTTCACCTCCGTTCAGAGGATAAAGGTTAACAGTTAATTATACCATTCTAAAGTGAATTTGATTAGCTGGAGTAGGAGACCAACCCTGATAATTAGTACCAGCAGTAATAAATCTCACAAATAAACCAACAGTAGCACCATTAGAACTTGTCTGTAATTGACCTAAAGTAGTTCCGGCAGTTGTACGAACATACAATGCTGTACCTGCCGCAGTACTAGAAGTAATTTCTGTAGTATAGAATTGATCAGTAAGATATTCTCCACTTTCGTAATACATAATACGCGCACCAGAAGCAATAACATTCTGATCCCATCTATAACTATACTGTCCCGTCGGATCAACAGGTGCAGGAGCCGCTTCAGTTCCTAATCCAGTTGTATCTTCAACATCAGTATCATATACAAGTTTGTTTACAGGCCAAATATGGCCTAAAACTGGTGAACTAGCTGCAACTGGAAGGCATAACACACGAAAAGTACCAGTAGGATCAGTTGCAGATTCTCTAATCTCACACCATTTTCCTTTTAGTATATTTTGTCCAGCGTAAGCATCACCATGAGCAATACCTTCAACATGTACTTCGATCATTTACTCTCTCACTCCTTTCTATGAATTTCTATATTTTTAAAAAGTAAATTTAAGCAGGATTCTCTTGCTTTTGTGGATGTCGAAGTGCTACTCTAACAACATTTAATCCATAAGGATCTTCATCTACAACTTCTTCACCAACCACTTTCTTTGACTTATCTGTAGCAACCACTGTTTTCTGTGATTCTTCCGCTACCTCATTCTGCTTTTTTGTCTTTCCTTCTTCGACTTCATCCTCTTTCTTTTTAGCAAAAGCCTTTTTCCAAACTTCAAAATCTTCATTACCCATACTCTTTAATAGATTCATCAGTTTCTCTTTATCTTCATCTTCTAACTCTCCGCTAGAAATAAATTCATCCTTTTCTAATTCAGCAAATCTAGCCGTAGCTTTCGCTTCTTCTTCTAAGTCAACTTTGAACTTTTCAAACTCAGTAATAGCCTTATCTTTCTCTTCTGTTAAAGTTGAAATAGTAGATTCTAACTCAGTAACTTTAGTCTCAAATTCCTGAATTTTTGTTGCTAAAGTTTCGTTTTCTCCTTTAAGTTCCTCAACAGCTTTGCCATTTTCAATTTTAGCTAATGCCTCGTCTACTAACTCTTTTACTTTCTTTTCAACTTCAGCATTGAATTCTTCTTCACTATAAGTTCGACCCATTTCATTACCTCCTTTCGTTTTGCTGGAATCAGCAACATTTTCAAAATTATTTGATACATCATTAAATTCAGTAATTGAACCTTTTGATTCTGATGTAGCAATAACCATATGACTCGCATCTTCATCTGCTGGTTCTCTAACAACGCCAGCACCACTTATATACCAATCTTGTAAAATCCTATTAGTACTAGAATCTTTATCAAGCCGTCCATTTAAATGTTCACAATAATCAGTACTTAATGCAAAAGTTTCTTCACAAATTGAACATCTAGCTGATTCAAATGGTATTTCAAAAGAAAACAACAATCTATTTTCTTCAGCCCTTTTTCTCATTTCAGCAGCTTCTTTAGAAAATTTCTTTTCATAGATTCCTCCAGCTACTTCAATATATGGAGCTTCGTCTAACATTCCTTCTCGTAGATCAGAAGCAAACATTACACCGATAATCTTTTTATTACCAGAGGGAGGAACATAACCATCTGCCGAAGAATGTTCCCAATCAATAGGTTTCAAAACAGCAGTAGAAACTCTTTCTCTTGCATCTTCTATAGTAACTAAATCTTTATTATTATTTGCTACTCCTACATGCATTAATTTAAATACCACGTACATTAAATCAGGTTGAGGTCTTAATCCTATTTGAGCTAGAGCTAAATTTTCTGGTTGAACTATTTTAGCCGCTACAGTAACACTCATAATATGATCTTTAAGTTCACGAAATATATTTACTTCTGGCAATAAAACTAAACTAATATTATTAGCTGTACAGTACCATCCAAAATTATTCCTTATAAAATCAAAGCGTTCTTTACTATCAAAATATAAATTATATCCTTCTCTCTCAGATGTTGCTGTTTTTGTATTATCAATATAATCAAACGCAGATATACCAAAGAAAGATAAAGCCTTTTCAGACATAGCAGCATTACAAATAGCCCATGCAGATTCCTCTTTAGTACGTCCTTTTTTTGGTTTAAACTTTGGATCAGCTAAAAGTTTTCTTACACAGCGTTCTACTTTCTCAGGCACTATTCACCCCCTCCTTTTTCTTTAAATCTTCTCTTTAAAATGGTAACAAAAATTTAAGAATCAAAGTGACTATAATAGCAACAGAAGCACCAATTCCTGCTACACGATAAGTTAATTTATCCATTCGACTTCTTATAATCTTTAGTTCCCCTTTAATATCCCCAATATCTTTACTTATATTACTAAGTGCTTCAATAGTTTTTCCTCTCCATTCTACCATAGCCATATTTAATTCATGTTGATATTTGTCATTAGTCGAACCCATTCTTACTCCACTCCTTTTTGATTAATAAAACGGGAGCGTTCTTCTTGTTCTGCTCGTTTTCGCAATAAAACTTCTAAAAAAGCATCTGCTAATGCTTCAATAGCTTCTTGATCATATTTATTATATCCGCCATTTTTATTTGCAAGAGCAATTATACCATATATATTATCTTTATATTTTAACGGTACACCTAAAAAAGAATGAATAGGAGGATGGCCTTCTGGTAAACCTATACTATCTTTATCAGAATTTGGATCATTAACAATTTGAGATTTAGCTTCTTTTATAGTCCTTCCCCAAAAACTCTGAATTGGTACTCCTGACAATAATTTACGTGCTTCCGTTAAAGGAATACCACATACTTTCCAGCCAGGATTACTCATCGCAATACAACTAACTGTTTCTCCATCAGGATTAACTTCATCAATAAACCCAAATTGACTTTGTGTTAATTTTTCTGCTGCCTGTAAACATACTAATGCTACTTCTTCCTCGCTTTCAGAATTCCAGGTTTTACGAAAAAGCGTTTCTAACGCACTTTGTATATTTGTAAGTCGGGATAATCTATCAGTAATATTTTTTAAATCATCAAGTGCAGTCATTCAGCCACTCCCCTCTTTATAATATTTTTATAACACCTTTCCTCCTTTTTTAGGATGGGCGCGAACAACGGGTCTATTTTTAGTTTCTCCAGCTAATAATTTATTATCAAAAGTATAATCCACATCACATCTACAACTAATATGTGGATTCACTAATTCCCGCAATTCATTGATAGCATACCATTCTCCATCTCTCATTCCACAAACGTCACAAACCTTCTCATCGCCAGCAGTTACCCAATAACCGCCAGCATATCCTCTTCCATCTGATAAAGCTAATCTACCTAATAAAATCGAAACTCTTGGACCTTCAGATGCATATAATTTCATTCTTGATTCATGTTCTGTAAATACACCTAAAATTGCAGCACCGACCATTTCTAAATCTTCAATAACAGACGTATTTGCTAATTTATGTGAAAGATCAGTCATAAATTTATCTAAATAATGTTCATTCCAAGCAATCAATCTTTGTCGTAATAAACTTTGTTCTGGTGTTTTTCTCTCAGGAATAGAAAAATAATATTCATCAAAAATACCACCTAAAGCTGTACCAGTAATTCGTCTTAATTGAGTAAATCCTACTAATAATTCAGCACGAATCTGTTCTAAAGTTAAAGGCTCACCGAGAACTTCTTTTTTAGTTTTATATATTTGATACAATCTATCTTTCATAGAATTATATATTGCCATCAGTTTATCATTTAAAGCTCGATTAAATGCAGTTCTCTCTTTTCCAAAACTATATTTTAAAGAGGCTGCCTCTTCTTCTATTGTTGGTTCCTCTTCAGTTTCTTCGCCAGGAGTATCTGGTCTACCTCCCTGCGGCGATGGAGAAGCTTCAAAACCACCTCCACGACCACTAAATGGAAGTTTAGGAGGAATCCATAAGTCTTTTTCCTTATCATCTCTCTGTTCAATCTTACGATCTCTTTCAGCCGCATATGTATATCCAGCTTCTTCAAGTGCTGTTCGAATACTAAGTCCACCACGATCAAATAATCTTAATACAAAGGATCTAAATTCAGCTTCATTACGAACATTAATTCTAGTTAAAGTTGCTTTAGGATAAATTTCATGGAATTTTTCATCCTTTTGAGCTAACATAATTTTTCTAAATAGATCACTTAAATAAGATTCAACAGCGAGTCTAAGAGGTTCAGCTTTTTTACTCAACATCATCATAGCTACCCAATCTGGACCAGAAAAACTTTCTCTACCAGAAATTAAAAATTTCGGAATTCCTAAACTATCAAAAATTTCCTCATTAGCCTCATCAAATCTAGTATCCATTCCTAAAACTTCTTGATTAGGACCAACTTCTAAAATATCAATATCATGTCCCCATATAATAACCATTGAAGGATCAGGTTTTCTTATTAAATTTCTAAATTTATTTAAGCGTAATTCGGAAGCAGGAAAAGTTTCTGTTCCAACTTTAAATACTACAATACTATTAATTAAACCATCAATAGTAGAATTATCTAATCGTCTTAATCTTTTTAAAGTAGCTATTCCAGAAAAAGCATTAGCTAAATAAGGAATACCCGACTCATCATAATTTCTTCTCATTCGTCCAAGATGAGTAAAAAATCTAGGATCTAAAAGAACATCTTTTCCTTGTTTTAAATATTGTAACCAATCTTTTGGGATTTCTTTTAATAAAGATTTATCTGCTCCTCTTTTACCTTGTGCAGCAGCTACTAATTCATCACTAGGTTTAAATTTAAGTCTCCGTTTTCCAAAAGAAGTTGTGTCTACAGTTATAGATAAAGGATTAAGTAAGTCTAAAAATAACGGTAAAAAATATTCCCCGCTTTTACCATAATAATCAAATGGACTCATATCTCCATTTTTAGCTAAAGGATCAAATTTACTTACCTCTGTTCCTTCTAAATCAGCAACCCAAACCCAAGCTTGTCGTGGAATAAGATTTCCAGCAGTCCACCATTCCAAATAAAATTGTTCTAATAAAGATTTTATTCCCTTACCTGTGTTTTCATTATACTCATTTACATGATCTAGAAAATATTCTAACAATAACATAGCATCATCATCTGGTACATTTTCAATTTTTAAATCTGTCCCTGTAAATGCTGTTAGAACATCTACTGCCGCACCGATAATTGGCTCAGTATACAATAATCTATTACAAAGTTCAATAACTTTATGAATTTCACCTGGATCTCTAATTTCTGTATAATCTTTAATATCTTCTAAATATTTTTTAGGGATAATAATATCTCTACGAACAGAAGTTCCTAATGCTAATTCATCCATCGTTTGAGGAATTTCTTTCGATAATTTATATTCTTTCTTACTGATTTTCCTAATTGTATTTTTCATATTACCTACCTTATATTATAACCACATACCTACTGGTAATTCAGTTACTCTATCTGGAGTTGGATTAAGAAAATAATCAAATAAAGCATCATAAGCTAATAAACTTGCAGACCATCTATCTTTTCTCATAGTACGATCAACTTTAAAACTTAATAATCTTCCTGAATGAGTTGGTTCTGCTCTAACTCCAATAATTTCTCGTTTAGTAAATACTATTTCCCGATATGCTTTTTCCATTTCTTTATCATAATGTCGTCTTACATCAGGAGGGAATAATATTTTTTTCTGTTGAAGTCCAGCTTTAAATCTCGAAGCTAGTTCATTATTAGTATGAAGAGTAGGAGTTCTAAGTCTCAGAAGATCTTTACCTATCCATTCTGGTTGTAAATCATCAATATCTAAAACAGCGTTCTCTCCAAGAGTTTGGTCTGCTAAAAGATCTTTTAATGCTAACCCCCCACCAGCAGGAGCAGCGTCCATATGAATTCTTTTTACATTAGGGAACATAATTAAATGATCTAAGATAGCACTTCTCATTGTCGGATATGTTGCCCCATTTAATGTAAACATTTTAACAAACCAAGCAACTCTTTTTGAAATAATATATCTCAGAATGGCCATCCCGAAATTATCCCTACCAGCAGCACGGGCTGGATCTAACCCGATAAAATATAATGAATCATGTGCGTCCGATGGTTGACTCAATTCAATTTTTATTAGTTTTTTTTCATCCTTCGGAGTACATATATCTATTAGACTGGCAGGAATATAACCAGAAGTATCTCTTGGAAACTTATTGAGATATTCCATACCAAACTCATCGTCGGTCATAAATTCCTTTTGAGCTTCTAACATTTTTAGATCATACTCAAAAGGACAATTAGGAGTAGCAACTACATCTCGATAATCATAATCTGAAAGGAAATAATCTGGATCATTATCCTTTTCTTTACGTCTAAATAATAAATAATATCTCCATGCATGATTCCAAACCCAATAAGCTGTAGTACCTACAAATAATTTATTTTCTCTTTTCCTTTTTTTGATCATCAAGAATGGACGCAAAACCCTACCTACAATAACATCATCCATCTGCGCATATTCATCAACAATTAAAACGTGGTATCTCTTCCCTCTAACTTTAGTCCCATCACCAATAGGCAAAGCTTCAATTTTACTACCATTTACAAAATATACATCAGATCCTTGATTTAATCTTTTTGATACTTCTCCTTTAACTCCCGCTCGTACATAAGGACTTTCATCAATAATTTCTTCAATATACTCAAAAATATAATTTGCTTGTCTTAAAGTAGGACCATATAATCCAATTTTAGTTCTTGGATAGAACACAGCATAAAGAATTGAAAATACAGCGAACATAAAAGTTTTAGCTACAGCACGACCCCACAAAAGAAACACAAACTTTCTGCTCCACATAGCTCGTAAAGTTAATCTTTGATACCAAGTTAATTCTAATGGCTCACCATCATATCTTAATAAATCTCTACATGCTTGAACTGGATGTTTGCGATAATAGAAAATTAACTTTTCTTCACCTGTAAAAATATATTTATTTTTTCTCAATTCTCTTGCTGGTGTATCTTTCTTCTTCCGTGCCATAATTATACCTCTGGTCCCACAACAGATTCAAGAGTAATAGCAGCTAATTCAGCATCGGCAACATAATTTGAGGGACCACGTAATTTCTTTTCTTCTACTAATTCTGTCTCTTCCTTCAATTCTACTTCTTCTATTTTTACACCTCTCTGTAATTTTCGTTCTACTCGTTCTGATAATTCTGCCAAATTAGCTTCTCTACCAACTTCACCAGATTTTAATCTTTGTTTTCTAGTTACACCAAGAGCTTCCATAGCTTGAATTAAACGCTTTTGACTATCATTCATTTGATCATCTAAATTTTGATCTGGATGTTCTGAACTTTGTATCATAGAAATCTGTAATCTATATTGATAAAGTCTTTCAATTAATACTTGATTTACTAATGCTTTATCTGCTGATTCATTAATTTCATAATCTCTTAACATTTCTGCTCGCCAAAGAGTCCATAATTTTTTTTCTACTTCGTCATTAATATATAAAACTAATTCGTCCTGTTCTAATTTAGGTAAATCTCCAATATCTATATATTTATCATAATCTGGAATACCTATAATTTGAGAATCTATTTTCTGGAGACTCTGTTTACTTCCTGCTGTAGCAATTCCTCTTAATCTTCTTCCATGTTCTTTATCATATTCTTCATAAATAGGAAATCTTTTAAGAAAATTTATAAATTGAGAAGGTTCATTATATTCCATAAATAAATCATATTTTGATGTTGGGCGCACTTTAATTTTTAATCTAGATTGTAAAGTCTTATAGGTACATCTATCCCATCCATAAATTACCCTAAATGTCAAAAGATATGCATTTTCTAATCCTTTTTCATCAGACTGTTTTCGTCCATGACAATAATATAAAATTGACTGTTGAAAAAGCTCTTCTCTTCGTTCTTTTGACAATTGCAGTCTAGCAGGTTTTTTTCGTCTTTTAGCCATTTCAAACTCCCCTCATATATAAGCCGAGTACACGAAGAATTTTATACCTATTTATAGACTTTTTTCTATTTTTTTAGGTATTTTTAGTTCTTTCATGATATTTTTGAACTTTTCCGTTGTAGAAAGTTTATTCAAAGCCGAATCTCTACGTTTTTGAACAGCAGCAGGAGTGATTTCTAATTCCAAACCTATTTGTGCCAGAGTATCTCCGAATAGAAAATATCTTCTTAAAATAGTAGCTTCTGTGTGATTTAGATATTCGTCTAAGGATATAAAAATCCCTTGAAGCAGACTTCGAATTAATGCAGACTCAACAGATAGAGTCTTGAAGTCTACCTCAAGGAGATGATCTAATTCTATTGCATTATAAAATACAAGCCAACGATCAGGTCTATCTATAATAGATTTCTCTGATAAAGATTGTCTTACTTCAGGACATAACCAAGAATTTCGATTTAATTCAAATCTTTGTCTATTCTTTTTAAGACATTCTTCCTTTTTCTCCCCATTACAATATTCACATAATTTAAACCATTCTTCCCCCATATTTCATAATTGGAACTGGTGGAAGGAATTGAACCTTCATTATCTGGTCCACAACCAGATGCTTTTACCATTAAACTACACCAGCATTAATCATTTTTCACCTCCTGATCCAAAAATAAGTTTTCTTACTCCTTCTACTGTAACATCCCCATCATAAGGAATTTCTACAAGTTGCCACCCGATAGTTTTACAAATATTTCTTTTCTTATTATCTCTAAATTGAGTCTGTTTAAATTCTTTTCTTGCTTCTCCCTCATCTCCCCCGAAACTAATAGGCATATAGTGTTGTCTACCTTGAACTTCGATAGCTATTCTCTGTTTTGGAATCATAAAATCCACTTCTAATCTTTTAGCATCCTTTAACATTTCTTCTTGGTCTATTTGATCTGGTAAAAGACCAGCATTAATTGTTCTCTGTATCATAGCTTTATATGATCCATTTTGAATTAATATCTCGGCTGGAAAAATTTCATGTAAAATTTCTCCTACTCTACGATGAAATAATGAAGCATGTTTAGCGTACGATTGTCTGCCTGATGACATATCAATTCTCCTTTCTAGCTGGATCTATTCCAATAAATGTTCCTCCCATTAGTCTATCTCTCAATCCATCAAATAATCTTTCAATAGAATTTTTATAATTAAATTGTTCGATTGAATTAAAAGCATAATTTCCAATTTCTTCCCGATAATCTTTATCTTCAATTAAAGTAGATATTTTATCAATAGCTCTATCTATATCAAATGGATCAACAACACAGTCAGGAAAAACTATTTCATGAGTATGTGCATGTGTAGATACACAAGGAACTTTAATTGAAGCACAATCTAAAGGATATCTTCCCCAAGTTCTTCGATGATCTAAGTGTAATCCAATAGTAACTTTTCGATGCAAAAACCATTCTTGCCAACTGCCAATAAATCCAGTCTGAATTTGAAATGGAGGAAATATTTCATGTGTAACATAATCCCACATTTCTTTACCCATAGGATAACCTACAATCTGAATTTTATCACCATATATTTCTTTCAATTTTTTAGCAGTTAATAAAGTAGTAATCCCATTTTTATTATGATCTAAAGTAGACATTAATTCAATAATAATTGGATATCCTTCTTCTGGTTCATATCTAATTCGACCTTGATCAATTACCCACTCACAAGGATATGGAATTCCAGCAAAAAAAGCTTTATCAGAAAAAAGTCTATAATAAGATTTAGTATCTTCAACTAAATATCCTACAGCATCACAATGTTGAAATACATTCCAAAACCAATATTGAGCAGTCGCATCTACAGTAGTAGGAGATTCTAAAGTTCCCTCAATGATCCCAATTACAATACTATCAGGGCATTGTTGAACAATCCAAGGAATTCTATTTAATCTATCAAAAGTTAATTCCCACATAATTAAATCATAAGATTGTAATTGTTCTATTAAATCTTCTCGTTTATTACAAAAAGTGGAACTAATACAATTATCTAAACTAGCAAAGGCACTATTCCAAGCTCTTAGTTCATTAGCTTGTACATCATAAATTTCTCTATCATCAGCCAAAGCACTTATTAAAGCAAATTTAAATTCCTCTCCAGATTTAAATTTATCTAAAATCTTTTTATAATCCTTTCCTTTCATAATTATCCTCCTATTCTCGATATTCAAATTGTTTAATCAAATCTTCCTCTAAAAAGGCACGATTATAAAGACCTTTCATAGAAATAGATTGAATAGATTTAGGATGAAAACGATGTTCAACTAATATTTGATCCAAAGGCCAAAATTCAAAATATTTTGATAGTTTAGCGTGGAATACACAATCAGCAGCACCATGAGCAGGTTCAGATTCATCCCATAATGTACGATTAAATTTTTCAAATAACACATCAAGACATTCTCTTCGATGTACCAATTGATTATGGTCTATAATTCCACCTCTATGTTCTCCTATTTTCCAATATGGAACACCACGAATTGCCACTTGTTTTCGTTGTAATCTTCCTGTAACTATTTCTGCGTGTACTAAATTTTGTCTACAACAAGCAACATTAATTTCAGCATTATCAAGAAATAACTTATTAAACTCAAATAAGTATCCTGGTAATTGAATATCATCATCAGTTAAATAACCAACTAAATTTCCAGTACAATAATCATAAGCTTTATTAATCATTATTGAATACCTAGTACAATTAGCCCTATTTTCCATTTTTACAGAAGAATTAAAAAATAATACATCTTTCCTACCATCTATTAAATCATGAATTACCTTTTTGGTCTTTTCGTCCGAATTATCATCTGCAATTATTAATTCTAAGTTAGGATAGTTTTGATTTAATATGCTTCGAATCGCCCCCGCTACCATATGTGGTCTATTATAACTTGTCAAAATAATACTAAATCTTAGATATTCTTGTCTCATAATAACTCCTATTTTGGTTGCTCGTTCCAAATATCTTCATAACCAGTTTTCCAATTTTTTAAAACCCATCCTAGATGTTTACCTAAAACCCCTTGTTTTGATACACTTTTTTGTCTATTATGTTCTCGATAATCCCATAAGTATTTCTCTATACAATAGAAATCATAATGTTCTGCTAATCTTAACCACAAATCTAAATCAGCATGTAATCTCAATCCTTCCCTCCAGCCTCCTACTCTTTCTACAGCTTCTTTCTTTAGCATAGTCGTTGCAGGAATCATATTCCCACCTTTTAATCCATCTTTTTTCCATCCTTTTTGAATAATATTAGACAATCCCGATAATTTACCTTTCCACAAAGACCAAACAAGGGCTAGATTTGGTATACAATTAGTCTGAAAACGTGCAAAAGTCTCTCTAACATAATTAGGGAACAAATAATCATCACCACATAAAATTACATTATAAGGAGTTCTACTCATAGACATTCCTAAATTATTTACAGCCGAGAATCCTATATTTTTATCTAAAAAGATACCACAAGTTAATCTATTTCTTACATTAGATGTTAAAAGCATATCTCGTATATAACTTGCGTTTGAATCATCTGTGGAACAATCATCTATAATAAATATTTCAATAGGCAATTCTACATCTTGAAATATACAACTATAAAAAGCATCTCTAATAAATTTACTGTAATTATAATTTGAAATTATAATAGACACCTGTGGTTCTAATTTATCCCAATTTTTACTCCGAATTATTTGTTCTGTTGTAATCTTTTTCATGTAAAATTCCTTCTTTTTTATCAAGCCTCTGAGTTAAAATCTTTTTAATTCTTGATCGTTTATCGTTTAACTCTGCAATTTTTCCAGCAGTACTAGCCCTCGATTCTATCATTTTAGCAGACAAAGCCCTTAATTCACTTTCTTTAAACCAAATTTTTAAATTTAAAATACTTAGAAGATCAATCAATTCACCAGTATCTAAAATTGATTCTTCAGCCTCTTTTGACTCACTCACTTTATCACCTCATTTTGAGATTATAATAGGGTTCCCCTTTTTCTAAAACTTTTCTAATCTTATCATTTGAACTATTTAAACTATACAATCGTTCTATTAACATACAACTAACTCTTCTACCATTTTTTGTTCCATAACATAAAGTACCTATATTAATTTTATATCCATATTGCCGCAATAATTTTCCAATTCTTCCTTCCCTTATAATTCTCATTTTATAAATTCTCCTTCCCAAAAAGAATTTCCTTCACAATTTTTTCAAATCCATCTACACAATTTTGCCACGTCATTGTCTTAGCAAATTTTTGTCCTTTTTGACCAAGTTCAATTCTAAGATCTAAATTATCATATAATTTAATTAATGTTTCTAATGCTAATTTTTTATCAATCAAAGGTCTATATAATCCCCCTTCATTAGCTAAATGAGTAAATGATTCTGCTGGAATTAATATTCCACCATTATCTTTTAATAATTCGTGACTAGACGCGCAATCTGTACTAATCACAGGGACTCCACAGGATAAAGCTTCTACATCATTTAATCCCCAACCCTCCCCAACTGTTGTAGATAACCTAACATCAAAGCATCCTACCAATTTAGCTAATGCTTCCCTTGACCATCCCGAACCAGTTTGAAAATCAAATCCGCGAATAGTTCGTTCTACTTGATCTTCTTCACAAAAGGGACATTTTTCCTCTTCCATAGGATAAGCTAATTGGCAATTAGCACAAATTTTATCTCCTGGAAAGATTACATGATTTCGACATCGCAATAAATGAGTTAAAATAAGTAAATCACCAAATGCATCTAATGGTATCATATGTGCCCAAAATTTAACTGGTCTCGGATCTCCTTGATCTTGAATTATATTAGAATTACATTTTGGACATCTAATTTTCCAAGGAAAATATAAATTTCCACATTCACAAATATTATAACCATTAATAAAATAACTAAATATTTCAAAACCAGCACCAGGATTTTTTCGCGGTTGATTTCTATCCACTCGTCCAATAAGAAAATTAGTACCCACACCCAATTTCTTTTTAAGTGAAGATTTATCACTAACAGATAATGGACAAAATAAATCTGAATCTACTCCGTGATGAATTACCTTAATATCTAAAGAAGGATCAACATATTCATGTATAACTCTTTTTGCAAATTCTGAATAACAAACTAATTGAGTCGGCTGTTCAAAAAATTTACGAAATTGATGTGGAATAGGTTCTCCGTCTATAGGAAAATAAGCAACCCAAGGTAAATCTGGACAACGCTGTTCTCGTAACATTACAAATTGATTACGAATAAACACATCAAAATCATTTAATGTGATAAGAATATCTGGCCTTTCATTTTGAATTACGTTTAATATCTGATCTTCTCCATGAGGATATCTAGGATCAATAGCTGGATAAACTGGAAACCCGTAGTAACTAGATGGAGGTACGCCGCGATAATTAACTCCTAAAACTGCACAATCAAATCCCTTATTTCGCAATCCTGGAATTAATTTGTGTCCTACAGTTGCAAAACCAGTACTAGCTCCCCAATCTGACCAATATAAAATTTTAGGATTCCTTTGTTTTACTTCTATATTGTTTCCAGTATAATTTGGCATGTTCACTCCTTGTTAAAATTCGTAAATTACTTTTTTTATTATTTCTTTTATCTCCATCTATATGATGAACTATTTCATCTTTTGATAATTTCCTTCCTAATGATTCTTCCATTATTATCCTATGTTCCTTTTGTTTACGACCATCTTTCCATTTTACTTTATAAGGATTTCTTTTTTTACTTCGCCCATCAATCCATGCACGATTTCCATCTTCCTGTAATGAAATACCATAACATGTTTTTGAACAATATTTTCCTTCTCCTTTTTTAAATGAACACGGCCATATTTCAAATTCTTTTTTGCAAGTTTTACATATACATTTAACTTTTAAAGGAAATTGTCTTGGATGTGGAATATATTTTGATGTACCGCCTCTCCAATTTGGATTATCTTCTCCAAATCGAACATATCCTGAATAATCTCTCATAGTTTTTTGCCATTCTACCTGACATCTTCTAGAACAACAAATACCAAGCTGCCCTCCCTCTGATTTTTTCAAAGAACTTTTATATCTCTCAAACTTATCACCACATATAACACATATTAATTGAATCTTTTTATTTTCGACTTCTACCACTAATTCCCTCTCCTTTCTATAATATCTGTAATTAATATTGCAATAGCCACATTATCATATTCATAATCATATAAAAGATCTCTAAAATAGATCATCGAATATCTCAAATTATTTTTCTCATCGAATTGATAATATTTATTGAATGTTTCTAAATTTTCTATTCTATTATAAGCTTTTTTATAAGTTACTACATGTAAAGAACCTTTTTCATCTAAAGGATTATAAGTGATAGTACCATAAGGTCCATAAAAGACAACTTTCATTTCTTTTTCTGGATGATTGACGCTAACATTAATATTAGCACCATAAGGATCTGTACCAATTATTCCTGGCATTTTACAATAAATTGATCCTGTAGTACAAACTTCTGGATAATACAACTTTAAAGCCCGTGAATATACATAATCATTAAATTCAAATTCCATTTGTGTCAATGACCAAAACATATTTAAAATAGATAAATGATGAGAAGCTAATAACCAATATACATCATATTCGCAAAATTTACCTAAATGTTTAGTAGACATATCTATAAATTCAAAATTACCAATTTTATCTCTTAAAGTACTTTTCACCAAAAATTGTAAAGAAGGAGAAAAAGTTTGAACATAATTAACAGCTAAACGTAAGTCACATTCTATGACCAAATCTCTTAATTCATCAGCTTCTTGGAATGTCATAGCAATAGGTTTTTCACAAAAAACATGTTTACCCGCTTTCAAACATTCTTTTGTAATTTCATAATGGGTTCCAATAGGAGTGGCTATAATAACTGCTTTAATATTAGAATTACAATATATATATTTATCTATATCATCCCTAGAAGTACAAATTTCACCCAAATCAAAGAATTCTCGAATATAAGGTTCCATAATTTTTCCCCAATATCCATATCCTATTAAAGCTACATTGATCATTTTTATATCTCCCTTTATATTCCATATTTTTCCTTGTATAATTCAAACCTTTTTAATAAATCCTTTTCAACATCTGGAGACATAGCACTATGATAATCTCCTTTTTTTAAAATTTTTGATCTTAAATCTCGTAATGCTTTAATCATCAACTGCAAACCTTTGTTCTCAATTCTTAATTGAATATCCAATAATAAATCATCCTTATAAACATCAACTAATTCTTGGCATACTAATAATCCACTATCAACTTTATCATTAATTAAATGTACTGAAGCTCCTTGAAGACTATCATTTATAATAGCCCATTTCATAGCATCCAAACCACGATTCTCTGGTAAAAGACCAGTATGTATATTTAAAATACCAATATTAAAAGCATTAATAATATTTTTATTTAAAATTCTTGCACCTAAAATAATACCTAAATCAAGATTATGATGTAAAATTATCTCTTCACAATCTTTAGAATTATGTTCAACAATGAAATAAGGAACCTGCAACCGCTCTGCAATAACTTTAGGATCATAATATCTAAGTCCTTTTGGTACTATTCTAATTTCACTTTTTGGAACATTCAATTTAACAAAATTAGCAAGTAAAAGACAATATGGTTTAAATCCTTCTAAAAATAATGTTAAAAGTCCTTCCTGAGTTTTTCTATGCTCGAAATTATAACCAAACACTCCTATCCTCATAATTTCCAAATTCCTCTTACCTTAAGTGATGAACAAACTTAATAGACTGCCGTGTATCTTCAATTTCAAAACCTTTGCCACTTAAAATTTGTTTATACATTTCTAAGTGAAGATTACAATTTGTCATATCAAATGTAATGAATCTTCCTGGTAAAATTAATTCTCTGCACGGACTTTTATCACAAGATAACAACTGCTCCTTGTTAATTGATAAAAACCATTCCACTTTAGCTTTCTTTAAAGATAACATGCCATGTGCTATCGTAGGAGAATTTATTTTTAAATCATTTTGTTTAACAGAACCAAACACCCATATTAAAAAATCAAATAAATGAATACCAATATTAGTTATTAAACCTCCTGATTTATGTAAATCTCCTTTCCATGACATATGATATCAAGGACCGCGAGGACTAATATATCTTGCTATTGCCGAGGGTTTATAATCATTAAATGTACATTGTTTTAATAACTGTACTTCTGGATGTAACCTAAATTGTAAAATTGGATAAACTTTTTTACCATACTTAATTTCTAAATCTTGTAGTTCGTCTAATCCTTAAGGATTTAAAGTTAATGGTTTTTCACAAATTACATTAGAACCTAATCGTAATGCCATCCTACAATGAGCATTATGAAGATAATTAGGAGAACAAACTACTACATAATCTATAGGATCATTTGATTTATTATGTTTTTCTACACACATATCAAATCGTTCTAATTCAGTATAAAATTCTACATCATCAAAATATTGATCTAAAATGCCTACTGAATCATGTATATCGCAAGCAGCTACTAATTGATGTCCAAGTTCATATATAGTTTTTATATGAGTCTGAGCAATATATCCAGCAGCACCTATAATAGCAAATTTACTCATTATTCTTCACCGCTCTAACTGTATCTAACAATCCTGCATGTAAACTTAATATAGGTTTCCAATCAAGTGTTACCCTAGCTTTATTGCTAGGATAACACATTCT